GGGTCTGTGATGGCCGCCTCGGCCGACGCGCCGACGCACACCACCAACAGCGTCGAGGCGGCGGCCGGTGTTTTTGTGGTTGCCATTGTGTGAATGCGCCGCACCTTTTGGGACCGGTCGGCCCATTGCCAACAGAACTGCGACCCCTCTGGGATCGAAACCTCGTAGACCTGGCTGGCACCGTTTTCCGTCAGCGTCACCTTGTCGCCGCGCTTCGGGTCCGCCGGCAGCTCGTCGCGGTGGATGAAGAAGTCTCTCGTCTCCGACCGGATCATTTGGCCGGCGGCATCCACGGCCTGCCATCGGCCGATCACCAGAGTTGCGTGACAGGTCCGCGACAGCAGGGAGCCGGTCGGCAGGTATTCCACGAACACGGAGAGATGATCGCGCCGCTTCTGCTCAAACCACGCTTCCCCGGCGGCGATCATGTCCTGCATCGAAATACTCCGTGGAGGCCGCCGCGGCCGGGCGGGTGGGTTACAACGCCCACGCCGCCCGGCCCGAATCAGCCGGCCCCGATCAACCCTTGTTGATGAGAACCTTGACCGTCGTGTCGCCGCTCGCGGCCGCCTCGGCGGCCTTGCCGGCCCGCTTGTTGCTGCTTGCGGTCGTCGTGATGTTGCCGTTCGTGGCATCCCAGTAGACGATCACGCCGGCACCGATGGCACCGCTGGCCTTCGGGAGGATGTAGCCGCCCTTGGTCGAGAGGGCACCCTTGACGTTGGCGGCAATCGACTGTTCGGCAACACAGAACAGGTCGCCAAGAACCACCACGTCGCCCACGGCCACCGCCGAGCTGGGCGTGTAATCGACCTTGCAGTCGCCTTGATAAGCAGAAGCAGTACCCACTGAAACACCTCGTAGTTGGAAGGGAAAGGTTTTGAATCGTCATGCCGGGGGCGGGTTTCGCCCGCCCCCGGCTACGGTTTGCACTCGTCAGGCCGCTAGGCTCAAGCGGTCGCCATGCGGTAGGCGGCGAGGCCCTCGGCCTTCGCCACACCGAAATCCATGTACCCCCGCATCGCCACGCCGAGCAGGCTGTAGTCGGCCTGCACCTGCTCGATGGTCGGAACCTGCTGGCCGTTCAAGAAAACAACGTCCAGAGCAGGCAGGTCCATCGCATCGGCCATCAGCCACCACGTCGAGGACGAGGTGAGATAGGCACTCGTCACGACCCGGTAGCGGCCGTTCATCACGTTCGCGTTGGGGGCGGCCGTCGTGTTGCCGGAGATCAGCAACGCGCTGGTCATCAGCTCCGCGGCGGTCAGCTCGAGCTCTGGCGGAACGAGCAGCACCCGCGGCACGATGCCGAGGGGGTTGCCGTCCGGGTCCGTCAGCCGCCGCCATGCGGTCGATGCCGACTTGAGGCTCGACAGGGAGAGGGCATTGCCCGCCGCCGCCGTGGCCTTCTGGTAGTAGGTGGCGTTGGACGCCTCGAACTCGGCCCAGATGGCTTCGTTCAAGGAGAGAGCAGCACCACGACCGATCCGCTGCGGAATCTGCGACAGGGCGTTTGCATCATCGTTGATGATGTCCTGCCGGGTGAGGCTGGTCTGGATGCCCCATGTGTCGGCCGAAACCGAACGCTTGGAATCCGTACCCTGGGCCACCTTCAGCTCGCCCGCACCGCCAACCTTCTGGAACTTGTAGCTGCCGTTGAGACGGAGCAAATTGATGTTCTTGAAGTCCGACACGCTGCGAACCGCGGCGATCTGCTTCCACGAGTCCTCGACCGACGTGAAGCCGGCGAGCAGGAACTTGTTGACCAAGGCGGCCAGCAGGTTCGAAATCTCGTGGGTCGCGAACGCCGCTTGCAGCACCGGGCCGATGTTGCCGCTCGAAAGCCGGTCGCTGCCGGTGTAGCTGTTGGCCTTGGCGGCCTTGAGCAACACCTGGCCGACCGACACGTCGCGCTTCACCTTTTCCGCGGCCTCGAGGGTCCGGCCGTCGAAAACCTTCTCGACGTTGGGAAGCCCGGACTGCAAGCAGAGGGCGGCCTCCACCACCTTGCCGGAATCGACTTCCGGCTGCGAAACGTGGATGCCGACCCCGCCGCGGCTCATCCGCAGCTCGGCCAGTTCCATCCGCTTCGCGAGGGCCTCGCGGGCCTCCCGCTCGGCCTTGAGCTCGGCCTTGAGCGTCTCGGTCGCACCGGGGGAATGATCGTCCACCGCTGCGCCGTCGCCGCCCTTGGCGTTGACGATGTTGGTGATAGGTTCCACGGCACCGTTCGCCGCGGCTTCCACCTTGTCGGTGGGCGAGAGATTGGCGTCGTGCGCCATATCGGAATCCTCGGTCGCCTCGGCGGCGATTGCCGCGGACGTTTGGGCGTCCGCTCCCATCAACACAATCGAGGTTTCGCGAAGTGCGGAACCACGAACAACGGAGATAGGGCCGTTGAACTCACGGCCGTTGACGGTCACGGACTGCCCGGCCGCCACGTTTTCGATGCTGCTGGTATCCGCGCCGATGGACGCCTGGAACCGCATGCCCTTGCGGGCGAGGGCGATCACCTTCTGCGCCGTGTCGCCTTCACCGATCAACTCGCCGGACACGATGAGCTGCTGGCCGTCGTTGACGATCCTGGTGGACTGCCCGAGCACCGAGTCGATGCTGGCATCGTGTCCCCACAGAATCGGGATCGACTGCCGGCTGTTGTCCATGCCCGACAGGTCAACCACGAGAGGGTTGCGGGACCAAGACTGCCGGATGGACCGGCCGGTATACGCCACCAGTTCGAACGAGGGCGTGACGCCCGCGTCGTCGGCGGCCTTGATCGAGAACTCGGCGTCGATGGCACAGATGCGGCCGGGGGCGGTCGCCGTGCTCACGCGGCTGGCCTTGACGGTCGCGAGTCGGTTCTTCTGTTTCACTGGTTGGCTTCCTGGGGTTGAGGTGCCGGGGCCGCGGGCTCATCAAGGCCCAGTTCACGCATGAGCGTTTTCTCGGCGGCCCGCTGCCGGAGGATTTCCCGCCAATCGGCCCCGACCTTGCTGCACTCGTCGGCCAGCGTCGTCGTGTTGTTGAGCAACCTAATGGTCTGGGCGTCGGCTTCCTTGGTCGGATCGACGTGCTCCCATCCCTGCCAAATCCACCGCCAATTCCATTCAACGACCGGCGGCAGGCCGTCCGGCAGGAGGCCCTTGATGAGGGCCGCCTCGTCCAGCCAATCCACGAGCAGGGGGTCGAGGACGTTTCGCTCCAAATCCTCGCGAAGGCAATTCACGCTCTTGCGGTACACGAGGTAGTCGCCACGCATCGAGCTGTAGGACGCCTGCGATGAATCAAGGGCGGCCACGATAAACGGCATATTCAAGCAGCGGGCGATTTGATTGAGCAGTCGCTTTTCGAAATCGCTGTAGGTCGAAGTCGGATGCTCCGGCTTCATCTGCGTTGCGTCCCACCCATCGGGCAGGCTCATTGCCATGCCGCGAACAATCGGCATCGTGTCCCACGAAGGGACGGCGGCCGTGCCGGAGTCCCCGGCCGGGGCGTTGGTGTGAATGAGGGCCGCGAAGTCGGCGGCCGTCTCGGCGGCCTGGACCGTCGCCAGAGTGAACCGCCGGAGCATGGCGAACAGCTCGAGGGCCGGGACGATTTCGCCCACGCCCCGATGCTGGCCCGGCCGGACCTTGTTGGCCCAGTGCAGAATGCGGTCAGAGCTGACCCATTCGCCTACGTTGCTTGTCCACGTCAGGGAGCCGGGGTGGTTCTGCAGGATGTGCCACTCGGCCACGTTGCCGGATTCGTCCAACTTGATGCCGTCGATTTGGCCCAGTTGGAGAATCCACTGCGGATTCGCCACCTGGTCGGCCTCGAGTAGTTCAATGTCGAGCTGAACACCGTCGAGCTTGCGGTTGGACTTCTTGCGGGCGAACACTTCCCCATCGACGGCACGAGCCCGCCGCATGACGCGGAGCTTGGCCGCTAGGTCGATGGCGCGAGCCCACTCGTGGACGTTATGCTCGACGCCGCGTACGTTGGTATCCTCGGGCTGAACGCCCGGAATGATGAGCTGCAGCCGGGGGCCGGTGCCGACCAAATCGGTCGAGAGCGTCGAGAGCATTCCGGCCAGATACGAATTGTTATCGGCCTCGTACCGTGCTCGAGCCCGCAGCGTCCGGCGGACCCCGGGGTGTAGGGCTGCGTCGGCACTCCACCAATCGGACTGTGCCCAATGACGTTGGTTGTTCGGCGTCGTCTGTGCGGCGTCGTACCGGGCCTGCACTGCCGCAGGCTGGACGGATTTCCGCGAGAAGAAAGACGGCAGCTTCACGCTAGTGGCACCCGTAGGGTGGATACCCGGGAAGCCCGGCCATGCCGGGGGGCGGGTATACGCTGGTGGTTGCCGGATCGGGAGCACCCGATGCGTTTGGCGATACGGTCTGCGCGAACCGTAGGGCAGCGAACGGAGAGCGATTGGTGACGGCCGCCATCTGGATGGCGAACTTCGCAGCGGCCACCTGCTGGTCTAGGTCGTGCTGCTCGACTTCACCGGCATCGGTGCGGGCGCGCTTGGGCTGCGCGAGATTCGCGGCGATTGCGGCCAGAATGTCGTCGGTCGCGGACATAGGTACTCCGTGCGAGGGCGTTGCCCTAGCATTAGTGTACCAATGTTCATTGCCTACAACGGCTTAGAGGAACTCGATCAACAGCATTTCCTCGACCTCGGCGTCCAAGTCGTCAAAGAAATCGGACTCGTCGCCGCTCCACATGACGCACCTCCGAAAGCCGGGTTGATGCCGCCATTTTATTTGGCGGCCCCCGGGGGCCGGCGGGCGGATGCCCAGCGACCCGAGCGTCTGCTAGAGCGTGCCGGGCCTCGTGTCGAGCACTTCGAAGTGCCGCATGACCTCGCGAACGCGAGGCCCCTCGTAGATGAAGTCGAGAGCGTATACGTGAATGACAAGGCCGGCGGCCAGCGGGATCGTCTCGCAGCCGTCGATCACCGGGCGGATGGCACCGTCGAGCGGCCCGCCGATGAACTCTAGGATTCGAACGTCGGCCGTCATGTGCCGCGGCCCCAAATGACATAGGCGGCCATGATGCCGCAGCCGATCCAAAACAGCGTGTGCATCTGGCGTTCGGTCACGTTCCCCTCGCCGTCAGGTAGAGGCCCACGTTGGCGGCCGCATATCCAAGGTAGGCAATAGCAAGGCCGTGCCGGCCCGCCATATACAAGTCAACGGATACCACTAGGTAGATGCACCCGGTCAGCGCAATTAGCCACGGGCTCATTTCGCCTCCACCCACTGCGCGGCCTCGAGCAACCACGCGGCCAGCTTGCGGAGCTGCTTGCCGTCGCCTTCGTCAAAGCACAACAGCTCGACCTCAACGGCCTTGCCGCACTCGTGCGTTTCGTCGTCGTCCTCGAGCTTGACCGACCACTGGGTGCAATACGCCGCGGCCGGTGATAGTGGGTCGCCGGGGAACCGCATGTTCCTCGCCATCCGCAACGGCCGCGGCTTACTGACCTTCGGTTTCGGCATGATGCTCCGGCAGGACTCGCCTGCGCTTGGTGCATGGGCAATCGGGATGGTGCTCGAGGGCCGTTATCTGAAGGCCGCAGTAGACCGCGGCCACCCAACTGTGGCCGTCGTGCTCGATGTTCTGCAGGAGCATCGTGCGGGGCGGTCTAGCGTCCGGCTGCAAGGAGGAACAGCCGGACGCCAGAACCACCACCACCAACAGCAGTGCGGTGAACCGCATCAGCGGTATCTCACAACGGCGTACCAGCCACGCGCGCCGCGGGCCACGCCAATGTCGATTGGGGTGCGACGGCCCCAGTAGCAACAGTTGGAAATGGCTTTTTGCTCCGAAACGGTTGAGAAACCAATGCCCTCGGTCTGGCCGCATCCGGTATGCACGAGCGTGCCCCGGCGGGCGAGAACGACAGCGGCGTCCTGGGCGGACTGAACGACAACGGCACGGCGAGTGACGATGACGTTATCGGCCGAGGCCGTGACGGCAGACAGGGCGACGACAAGAGCAAGGAGAAGGGAACGCATGGAGCATCCTTTCGTTTGGGGGATCGGACCTCCCGCAGACTGCCATGCCCGGCATTAGCGTCAACCCACTTTCTACCGACCCATCCTCGCGAGCAGCTCGGCCCGCTTCGCCGCCATATCCTCTCTCGAAATACTCTTGCGCTCCCCGGCCGGCTTGGCCGCGGCCCCCACCGCCGAGATGCCGGTGTACGAGGCCGCCACCGCCGACCCCACGACACAGTCCCACAAGTGATTATCCCGGCCCGGGATCAGCTTCCACTCATCGACCACCCGCATCTTGCTTTCGACGCGGACGGGAACCTCGCTCGCCATCTGCTCCGCGAGCATATCGTGCGACTGCCCGCCGTGGATCGTGAACGCCTGCACGTCACCGACCGGTAGCTTGCACCGGGACGCCACGAGCGTTTTCCATGCGTTCGTATCGAACAGCACATGCCGCTGGCGTTGGATCGTGCTTGTCCGCCAGTTGGCCCCGACCCGTTCGCCCCGGTCGGGGCTCTTGTCGCTGATGGTCGCGCCGCTGGCCCCCACGAAACGGCCGTGCGTCGGCAGCACCCGCGGCCCCCACTTCGACCGGCGGGCAAAGTCGCGGACCACCCCCTGAGTCTGTGCCCAATTCGCATCGACAAACATTTGGCCGACCCGGAGAACAGCGTCGTCGCTCTCGCGAGAAAACTCCCGATCCAAGAGCATCGCGGCCACCGCCTCGAGGCCCGCGTGAATGCCGGCCTCCACCCCCTCGACCCCGGCCGCCTTCGCGAGCGTTTTCTTGGCGTCCCGCAGGGAGAAGTAGGTGCGGCCTTGGTCTGGGTAGGCCCCGTAGGCGACGAGATGCCCGCGGAGCTGGTTGCCCCACGCCACCACGGCCCAGTAGAGCAGCGTTTGCTGAACGTCCACGAAGGCCGTCAACGTGTCGAGGCCGCGCGGCACGATCCACCGAGGCACTTCGATCACGCGGCGGCGCAGGTCGTCCGGCACGAGCCCCTGGCTGTTGGCCTCGTTCTTGAGCGGGCTCTGCTGGAACTCGCTCGCGAACACGTCCGCCCCGTCGTCAATGAGGGCGTTGTAGGCGTGTTGGATCGAACTGATTTCCGTATCGGGGTCGAAGCAGCTCAACCACGACACTTGGCACCCGGCGTCCATCGCGGCCCGGTTGTTGGCGTAGTAGGCGTTGGCTTCCTTGTGGGCTCGTGCTTGGTCGCCAACCACGTCCTTGGCGAACGAGCAACGCAGCTCGCGGTAGGTGTTCATCCACATTTCGTCATGGGCATCCGCGAACTTGCGGACCATCGGAATCCGCTCGCCTTGCCACGCGGGGTATTTCCCTTGGTCGAGCAACTGGTCAACCATGTCGTCGGTCTGGATCACGGTAGCGTTGACCACGCAGGCCATCTGCTTGGTATGCCCGGCCAGCTTGATGACGGACTTCAAGAGTATTTCGAGGCGGGCCTGGCACTGCACCGGGGACCGGGCGGATTCCCGCGTCTGCGGATCGTCAACGATGGTGAAGTCTGGCCGGAGCTGCTTGCCGTCAGGCGTTTTCCATCGGAGGCCGAGGATCGAGCCGGTGAGGCCGCGGCTGGTGAGGATCGACCCGGACGATACGCTCCCGTCAATGGTAGGAAAAACTAATGTGTCTTTCTTCCAACCAATATGCGTCCGCTTGCCGTTGTGCGTCTGGCTGTTGCACCGCTGCGGCTTGCCCTCAAGGGCGCGGATCGCATGGCAGACTTCCGGGAAATCCTCGTAGAGCAGGTCGTTGTCGGATAGCTCGGTGCGGATGGAGTTGATGGCTTTCGCCGCTAGGTCGGCCTCGGCCGCGAAGATCGCCCCGAACTTCCGATGACCGTAGAGCACCGCCCAGAGCAGGGCGTTTTCCGAAATGGTGGATTTCGCGAAGCCTCGATAGACCGCGTTCGTGAACCGGCCGCCCCGGAGGATGCAGTCTTGAATCCGGCCGATGACCCGCTTGTGGTCGTCCGAGAACGGCGACAGGCCGGTGGAGAAGGGGAAGTAGGTCGTCAGGAACAGCTCGAGGTTCGTGCGGCAGGATTCTCGCCGGTCGGGGTTCGCGACCTTGGGTATGTCGCCAATGTCCGAACCCTTGCGGGTCCGCTCCCGCGACCGCTCAATGTCGGCCAGCCGTTTCGATTCTGAGGCCCCTAGCGGGTCCGTAGAGGGCTTACGGGGCATTAGGGGCCTCCACGCCCGTACAGTAGTCCGCAACGGCCAGAGCGGCCCATACGTGCGACCGGACGCCATACAGAGGGCCGGGGGTGCCCTTGGTGCCGACCGGGCCGTACTTGTCGAGCAACGCCTGGCGGATGTTGGCGTCCTTGGCCCGGGGGCTCCCGCAGAGGTGCAATTTCACGTCCTTGCGGTACACCAGCCGGTGAGGGCCGCGGTGAGCCTGCAGGAACCGGCCGATCCACACGCACGTCTCGAATACCTCGCGGCCGACCGCCATGCCGTAGCTGGCGATCATCTCGCAGGCGAGTACGTCGCAGGGCTTTTCGCCCGCGGCGAGTATTTCGATAAGCACCGTGTTGGGCAGGATGGCCGACTCGAGCACCCGCTTGCCGTCCCATAGGACGTAGGCGGATTGGGTTGTGCCGGGGTCAAGGGCGAGGATTGTCATTGCCGTTCCCTTTCCATGCTATCCGCCAATGCAATCCGCTCCCCGATCCACCGCATCACCGGGACGGCCATCGAGTTGCCGATGGCCTTGTATCGCGGGCCGTCGGCGGCCGGCTTGTTGCGGAAGGTGATGGCCGTGTAGTCGTCCGGCAGGCCTTGCAGCCTTTCCGCCTCGAGCGGCGTGATGTATCGCAGCAGGCAAGGCTCGTAGGGCGTGATTCCGTGATCGACCCATTCTTCGACGGCCGCACACTCGCACTCGAACGCATGGACGCCATGCACTTGGCAGATGTAGTCGTCGCAGCACTCGCATTGCACCCACGCCGGCACCAGCACGGCCGGAAATCTGTTCTTCTCTGGCAAGCATTGTTTTTTGTAGAGCACGGCATCGAGCGTCTGGCTCAATTCTCCCCCGTCCCACCACACACCACCGCCGATAAGAGTCGAATCGCCCTCTCCACGTTCGGAATCTTCTTGTTCTTGGAGTTGAGCCGCCGCGAAATCCCCCCCCCCGCCTTCGTCGTCAAAAAGTACGCTGCGAGCTGCGGCCCAGTTTCCAAGACACGCGACAGCGAACACCCTGCGTCGGCGTTGCGGCAGTCCGAAGTGTCGTGCGTCCAAAACTCTGTAGGCGACCCCATACCCGAGTTCAGCCATCGCCCCGAGGAAGGAACCAAAATCCCGTCCTCCGTTCGAGAGCAGCACACCGGGGACGTTTTCCCAGACGATCCACCGCGGCCGGTATTGCTGCGCGATTTCGAGGAACGTGAGGACGAGGCCGCCCCTGGGGTCGCGCAGCCCTTTGCGGAGGCCCGCGACGGAGAAGGATTGGCATGGCGTTCCTCCGACCAGAACGTCGATTGATGTTCCATCGTTCCACTCCTTGAAGTTGGTCATATCCCCACGGTTCTCGAACCCCCATCGCTGCTCGACCACCGCAGACGGAAAGGCGTCGATCTCTGCCGTCCACCGGCAATCCCATCCCAGCGGTTGCCATGCGACGTGAGCCGCGCCGATCCCGTCGCACACGCTCGCGTACCTCATGCCACGGCCTCCCGCTGCTTCGCCTTCAACTCCGCGAGCATCCGCTTGCGGGCTTCCTCGTCGGCCCCCGTCCACTCCCGGGGAGGCGGCCGGTCGTCCGGCCTGGGCGGGCCGGCGGCCCGCTTGCCGGCCTTGGGGCCGTCGTACTGGCCGCCGAGCACCTTCGCCACGAACCCGGGGAGGCAAAGCTGGTGCAGCGAGGCCGGGCTATCGAAATACTTGCACCCCTTGAGCCGGTCGATTGCCGCGAGGGCGTCCTCGAGCCACCCGGGCGTCCCCAGCAGGGCGTCCGCCCCATCCGGGAGCCGTGAGGCGGCCCACGCCTTGACGTGCCCGGCCTTGGACGCCGCCGCCCATGCGGCCCGTAGGGTCGCTCTGGCTTCCGGCAGCTCCGCGCACGCGGGGAGGGGAGGACTATTCTCCTCTCCTCTCCTCTCCTCTGGTGACGCATCTTGCGCAACGGGATGCGCGCAGTCTGTTGCGCTAGTTGCGCAACGGGCTCGCCTCATGCGAGTTTGGGCAAGAGAGCGAACCTTGGCAGAGTCGGAGTTGTGTCGGTCCCAGTGCGGAATAACGATTCCGCCCTCGGTGCCGAGCCACCCCACGCTAACGAGCGCGGTAGCGAACCCCTCATGCCCCACCTGTTCGTCCACGTCCTCGGCCTCTGCGTCGATCACGCCGTTCTTGCCGTGCCGATCCGCCCAGCTCCATAGGCGGAACAGCTTGCCGTACACCTGGTCACGATCCAGCCCGAGAGCCCGGGCTATTCGCCGCACTTCCGGTGCGTCGATTAGGTCGTGCCGCATCTTGATCCACATTCCGGCCATTCCTTGGCCCTCCCTTCTGGAGTCCGCCCCGCCGCGTCGAAGCGGCACCGTGCCTATCACGGGGGGCGGCTGCGATTACTCGTAGGACTGTGCGGCGTCCTTGGCCTCGTTGGTCGTCGCCACGCGGGTTGCCGCGTCCGCGATCAAGTCGAGTGAATTGGCGATCCGCTCGAGCAGACGCTCGACCCGGTCTATCGCGTCAGATTGCGGCGGCGCGTCGAACATCGGGCGAGTGTCGTGGCGGCCCTTAGTCGGGCCGGCAATTCGGATGGACCGAATGGCAATGTCCCGGTCCACCCACACCGGGCCGGAATGATCCTTGGCCGTCCGCATGAGCTTGACCGCCGGCACGAGGCCCTCGCCGTGCAGTTTGCTTATCGCGCTCGCAGCGTTCTTGTCGGAAGTCAGCTCCGAGATTCGCACGTACCCAGCCGGCACTTGCGTCTCGTCTGTAATCACCATCGTGGAATACTTCACGTCGCAATTCCTTTCAAAAAACAACACATCCATCCGTGCCGCCGTCCCACGCGGGACAGTCGCGGCGGGTTTCACCGCCTGGCCGACCACGCCACCCAAATCGCGGAGAGGACAAGGCCGCTCCACACTTCCGGCCGCAGCCGGTCCACCAGCTCGAGCATTGCCATGCGTCAGTCCCCCGTGAATCGCGAGTAGCCCGTGTGCGTCCGGTCGTGCTCGCGTTGACAGACCGTGTGGTATTTCAGCAGGCAATTTTCCAGCCACCTCACGAAATCAGCTCCCTTGACGTGCCTGTCCGCTGGCGATGGCGGCTCGACCGCCTCCGCGATCCGGGTCGCGTTGTGTGCCATCCACCTGCGAACAAACGCCACATGCCCGGGGTCGTTCAGCTCATCGCTATCGCTCATGGGTTTCCCTCCCGCCATCGAGCAATCTGTCCTTGGATGGCGGTAGCCGACTTGAGCAACGTCGGGACGGCCGCGATGCGGGCCGCTTCCGCCGTGTCGTGCCACTCGCCGGTTCTCTCCTGCATCCAGCCGCCGCCCGTCTTGACGTACTCCACGCCGTCAACGGTCGTGGACTCGCCGCGAGACAAGTAGGTCGAAAGGCCGTCCGTGGAAACCATGTCGTGGATCGAGATTCTGTAGACGGTGCTCACGCGCCACCGCCGATCACCGCAATCGCCAGCGGCACCAGCCACAGGAACGGAATGTCGTCGCCACCGCCGTTGTTCCCCTTGAACGCGGCCCACTCCTTACCGGCCTGCGTCCGCTTCTTCTTGACAGGCTCCGGTGCCTCCGGGGCGTCGGCCGGCTGGCGGTGCTTGGGCACCCAGCTCTCGATGCTGGCCTGCTCGACGCCAGCGTTCTTGCCGCGTTGCGGGATGTAGGTTCCCGTCTGAACGTAAACACGCTCGTTGACAAGTTCCTGCTCGTCCCAATCTTCCTGCCCCTGCTGCGGGCCGGGGACGCCGGCACAGTCGGCTATCGCCATCAACTTCTTTGTCCAGTTGGACGCCACCGTGACGAACACCCGCTTACGGGTTCCGTTGTCGTCGCAGTCCACCCAAATCGAAAGGCAGTCGCCGGACGGGTTTTGATCCGTCACTCGCCACCCGGCTTGCTCGACCACCTTGTTGATGGTTCCCCAGTAGGTTCCGGGGGCCAGCGGCGTCCGGTCGTGCTCGGCCGCCTTGGCCGGCGGGGCGTCATCGAATTTGTCCCAGTTCACTTTCACGATTGAACCTCCGGCTTGTGGGTGTTGTTTCCGACGCGGACCACGCGGGCCGCGTCACCGTTCAGCAGTTCCTCGATCTGTGCCGTGGCCTTGCGGTAGCTGCACTGGCCGCGGCCGAAGGACTCGACCACCGTTCGGATGGAGTCCATGACGGCCTGCTCCTGGTCCCGCCGCACAGTCCATGGCGTTTTGTCATACGCCGACATTGGCAACCTCCCCGGCTAGGGCCTTGTCCCGGGCTTGGATGGACGCCTGCAACTTGGCGGCCTGGGCGTCCGTCAGTTCGCCGCGATCATGGGCCTCGGTCGCCTCGTCAAGGATCGTCGCGAGCTGCTCGACCGTCGCGGCCGCGGCCACCCGCTCCGACCACAGCGGTTTCTTGGCCGCCGGGGCAGGGTGGTCAACCGGCGTCACGCCCTCGAACACGCTCGCGAGCTGGTCGATGGACATTGGCATTTCGGCCGGCAGGTTGAAGCGATTCTTGGCGTCCCATGCCGCCGACCGCTCGGCGTACATGATCCGATCCTTGCCGCCCCGGGCCTTCATGCGGCCATCGGCCCCTTCGACCAACTTGGTTTTGAAGTTGCAGAAGATGAGGGCGTCCGACCACTCTTTGAAAAGCGGCGCGACCTGTTTCGTCAACTTCAATTCCCATCGGTCGTAGCCATCGGTCTGGTCCGGCGGCGACGTGCGGACCACCTTGGAGTGAGCCACGAAAACAACGTGCATACCCTGACGCACCAGCGTGTCGGCAGACGCGAGGAATCGGGCGACGTGCTCCTGGAGCATGACGTAGCCTTTGCCGAAACCGAAATCCTCGATGCTGTTCTTGCCGGCCCCCTTGAGCAACCATTCCACCAGCAGCTTTTCCGCCCAGTCGGCAGAATCGACCACCACCGTCTTGAACCCTTGAGCGTTGATCGCCAGCTCAGACATGGCGAGGGTCAAGTCCTTCCACGACGAGATCGGTGCTCGAGCACAATCCAAGTGCCGAGTGCCGTCCTCGGTGTCGAGGATCAAGGGGTTCGGGAACTGAGAGGCCAGCGTCGATTTGCCGATGCCCTCTGTTCCGTAGATCGTGAACCGTCCGGCCGTTTTCTGACGGCCGCGAATGATTTTGATGACGCCGCTCATAGCAATCCTTCCTTCTTGAGAATGGCCGCCGCCTTATCCAGTGCCGCATCAAGGCACAGAGTGTCGGCGGGTTCCTGTTGGTAAATCCGTTGACCGACCCGCGATGCCCCCGCCCGCAACACTCGTGCGGCCCGGAACACTCGCAACAAATGAACCACCACGTCAGCCTGGCGGGATTCCCTCGCCACCACCTTCGCAGTCGTGTTCACGCTCATAAAATCCCTCCGTGAGAACTCGCGGCGCGTTGCTTCTGCAATCGTCGCGAACGATGACCACCGATCCCGGTGCGGTGAATCCGAGCTTCACCTTGTCGGGGCGAATCGAGACCACCTCGATTTCAATGCCGTACCGTGGGACGAAAATCTTCTGCCCCACCTTCCGACCGAGTACCAACACGAGAGCCTCCTTGCCGTCTCCGGCTCATCTACCGTGATTTGCCGGACCTCGGCCTCTTTGGTCCCCTCGCGTCCGTGCGCGGGGATGCCTGTTGTTTCCATCGCACCAGCGGGGAGATGCTTTCTCCGTACCGCTGCTTGGCCGACCGCAGTGCGTTCAGCCGGTCGAGCGTTTCGGTCGATTCCACGAGCAACGTGCCGATCCGCTCGCGCAGGTCGTTGAGCTGCTCGCGGGCCTCGACAATGGCGTCGTAGATTGCTTCCCGGTCGCCCGCGGCGATCCGTTCGTCAATCGTCAGGTCGTCCGCTTGGTCAACGGTCAGCCGCGTCGTGGCGTGGGCGGAGTTGAACGCTTGGCCCCACAGCGTCCACGCCACGCGGCTTACGTCGTTTACGAGCGACACGAGAGCATCAGACGCGACAGCTCCATGGGGCAGTGCGGGGCCTGCCACCGCCATCGGGCAAGTTGCCGACGCAGGTGCTTGACCTGCGACCGGCGGGATAGGTGGATTTCCAGCATGGCCTGCCGGATTTCCAACTGAGTGGGATCGTTTGGCATCCGATCCGCTTCGGCGTCCGCATCCAGAGCAAGCTGCTGCTGGGTGATCGTCGTGATTGAGCCGTCCATGGCTACCTCCTTGAGTGTGAAGGCCCGCCGCCGGCTTCCGCTTCGTTGCCATCTGGCGTTCCTTCGCCCTGTGGGTCTCGTCAACCGCGGTGGTTGACGTTGCGGCGGGATATTATGCGGTTGTTGAATATTCGTCAAGAAGAATTTTCTACGGTTGCACGAAAGACCAAAATCGTGATGATTCGCGTCCGTAGTCGAACAATCGCGAACAGGAAAACCGCCATGCCCACCGTATCAACCGCCGTCGTTGACGCCCTGCAATCGAGCTGCCGCCTGCATCTGACGGCCGTTGAGCACTACGCGGGTCTGGCCGCCCACCTCGAGCGATGGGGCTACCGCCTGGGGGACCGCTACCGCGAGGACGCAGACGAGGAAGCCGAGCATCTGCGGAAGGTCATGGGCCGGCTTGAATACTTCGACGTGGCCCCGTCACTGGATCACAAGCTGCCGGCATGGCCGCGGCACGATTACGCTGGCATCTTGGCCGCCAATCTTTCGCTCGAGACGGCGGCCGCCGCGGTGGAGCGGGCGAATATCGCGGTCTGCCGCGAGGCCGGCGACGAACAAAGTGCCCTTGTGTTCGTTGAGTTGCTGGCCGGGAGCGAGGCGTCGATCATGCAGATCGAGGCGGCCCAGAAGGTCATCGAGGAAATCGGCCTCGACAACTACCTTTCGACGTTCGCCGGTTAGCCGACCAGCTTTGTGACCGAGACGTGCAACGCCCCCGAGAGCTTGAGGGCCGTGGCTAGGCTCGGCTTGGTTCGCCCCACGAGCACACTCCACAGGCCGGCGTAGGTGACGCCCGCCTCTTTGGCGAGCTGCCTGCGGTCTAGGCCGCGCTTGGCGGCCATAGATTCAATGCGGCGGCCGAAGTCGCATATCTCCGTGCTGCGCGGCCGACCGGCCTTCGAACGTGTCTTGTTCTTGGCGATCATGATTCCTCCGTGATTCATGCCGACTGCTTGCATCCCCGCCACACCCCCCATATGGTGGATGTGGCGGACAAATACACCCCGCTGGGCTCGAACCAGCAACCTTCGGTTCCGTAGACCGATGCCGCACAGCAACCGTAGGACGTGCCTACAGGAACCGTGCGACGTGTTTACGGAATCGTGCGGACCATCGGTGCCGAATGCCGGACTTTCCGGTTCTGCGGGGTGTTTGACGTGCCGCCATCCATCAAGAGGATGGCACCACCTACACCGCTCCACGAGGGAGTGAGGCAGGCGTCGGAGGGGTTGCAGGAGTAGCCCCCCCGGCACACCAATGACGTGCCAATATGTATGCGAAGTCGGGTCCGCAGACGCTAGGAGCGTATGCGGCCAATTACAGTCTCTTGCGAGACGTGCGGCCGGAGACGGTTCGCCAGTACCAAATCACCGCCCGCCTTTACGAGCGGTGGGCGGGCGGCCCCGCTCGGCTTGACGAGCTGGACGAGCAGAGCATTTCCGCCTGGCTGCGCGACTACGCCGCCAGTGGCGTCGAGCCGGAGACGGTTCGCAGCAAAAAGGTCGGCTTGTTGGCCTTGTGGCGGGCGGCCGCGGATGAAGGCATTTGCGATCCGCCGACCCGCCGCGTCCGCTCGGTAAAGGTGCCGTACAAGGCCCCCACCTGCTGGGATTGGAATGAGATCACGATGCTGTTGGACGCCTGCCGGTCGCTCAAGCGGTGGCACCGGACGGGCCTGCGGCGGTCGGCATGGTTTGAGCTGGCGATCCGCGTTGCTTGGGACACTGGGCTCCGGCAGGGGGACCAGTGGGCACTGCCGGTTTCGATGGTCCGGCCGGACGGCACCATCGCTATGTCGCAGAGTAAGACGGGGCGGGCCGTGGTCTGCCAGCTCTCGCCGTCCACGATGGCCGCGGTGCGTCATTCGCTCGAGGTCGCCCCCCGCGAGCTGCTGACGCCGTGGATGGCATCGCACGAGACTTTTGACGACCAATTCAAGCGGCTGGTGACGCGGGCCGGGATACGGCCGGGCACCTGGAAATGGGTTCGTCGGGCCTCGGCCACGGACGTGGAGATTCAATTCCCGGGTTCGGCTTCCGCCCACTTAGGCCACGTTCCTGGCTCACGCATCGCGGAGCGGAATTACCTTGATCCCGCACAGCTCCGGCGGAAATGTGCGACCCCTCGCGAACTT